CCAGAGTTCTCTAAAGTTTGAACTCCTACGTAGACTGAAGTGTCTCTGTTAATACCATTGCCAACAAGTGGACGCCATGCACAATTCTTCATATTGATGCCCATCATTTTAACGTTGGTACCGTCTAGGTGGATATTACGTGATACATTAATATCTCCATAAGGAGTGCTAAATGTAGAAATATCAACACCAAAGACTTTCTTTTTACCTGTAAGCGCAAGATCTGACCGGAAGTTAGAAGATATCTCAAGATTATTCTTGAAGTATCCACCTAATTTATGCAGCCAGTTATATACTGCTGTATTACAGAAGAATATAGTTGCTTGAGACTGATTATACCTAGGATCAACATAGTTAGACATATCATCTAAGAAGTCATCAGCTGTCTTAGTTGCTATAGCTAAGCTAAATTGATTACCATATTGTGTAATATAATCTACGGCACCCTGAGTATACTTGATATCATTAGTTGTGTCTGTATACTGTGATCCAAACAGTAATGATGTTTCAAGGTCCCATTTATGCTCAATAAGCTTTTCCTTCCAAATACGAGCCCATTCATTTGAGTCATATTTTAAAGAAGTTGCACGAGCAGTATTAGTCATTGCCATACTGGTTTTCCAGATCTGCGTTAACCCAATGTTAGTTGAGTAAGGCTGATCTTTCCAGGTTTCTGGATATCCAGATCCCTCAGTATAAGCACTACCTACAACATAGCATCTCATTGGTTCTAACTGATCATGTATTCTCTTTTGAGACGGAACAACTGCGGTACCAGCATCATCAATACTGGCAGTAGCTGATAAATACTGAGAATTGCCGGTAGATCCAGCTTTAATTACAGTAGTATTCAACTCTACCATATCAGGGTTATTAGAAGTTGTAACCGTTGCGTCATTGTAAGAACCAGCACCAGAATATTCTGTTACTGTATTCACACGTACAAGGATATAATCAGTTACGGCACCACCAGCAGAAGCTGCAGTTGGTATTTTAACAACTTGGCCTGGTAAAAAGAATTTAGGCATTGTACCAGAGGCACCTAGCATAAAATCATTATCAGTATTGTTAAATACGTTCTGAATATTGCCTTGGTGTTTATAATCACCAATCATACGTGCTTTTATTGTATCGCCTGCCGACTTGGCACCACCCATATCTGAATCATCATCGAATGCTGACCCATCATGGACTGCACCTACGTAAGCATAGCGCTTGTGGAATGAAGGACGTTTTTCGGCCCATTTAAATTCTGGGTCGTCCACCGGTTTTTTCGCCACTTTACTTAAAAAGCGGAAAAAGGGATCCTGTGCAATTGCTACTTCTGATACACGATCACCGAAATTATACTTTCTACGAAGATCACCAGTATCAAAATTAGTACTTGTTCCAGGTCCCAAAGCATTTGTATGGTCTGCTACGGTAAGATCTTTATTGCCAGATCCACCGTACACACCTGTCTGAAAAAAATCAGCCATGAATGCTCCTTTCCTTTTAATCCTCCATCAACTACTCTTTCGAGTCTTCAGGTAGGACTGTGAAAGTTCGCTAGCGATCTATTTAAAAGATTGTCTAGCCGAACAAGTTATCTATGTCACCATCAGATCCAACTATCTTATCAAAGACATTATCGTCTGGACTTGATTGGACCTGGGCGCTGTTGGTTCCACTGGCACTTGTCGGAATATTACGGACATTCTTCATTTGCTTAAGCATATCATCTTTTGTGTTGTTAGCCACATTCTGGTTGACTTTATCCTTATTTAATAAGTGATATACATCATCCAGAGTTATTCTGCGCTTTCCAGCCTCAGCCATCATTACTTGGAATTGTTCAGGGGTCATTTTATGACGTTCCTGAAAATCCTTAGCTTCCTGAGCACGTTTCTGATTTGCTTGACCTTTCTGCATACTTTGACGCTCTGCAGCCATAACTTTTCCAAGTCGTTGCTGTACTTGAGCATCCACCTGAGCATTTAAGAGTTTAGATGAATCTGATTCTGGATCAGCTAGATCATCAGCATTAAACTGAAAATCTTCACCTAGTCCCAACTTTTCAGGCAAACTTTTTGCAGGTTTGCCACCTTCATGAAGATAGTCTCGTACATGTTCCACAAGACCAGTATCTTTTTTCATTGCATTAAGAACAGGAACATAGGGCTTTAGGGTCTGCAACTCAGTATTTAACCGCTGAGCTTCTCGCGTAGAGTCCTTATATCTCTTTTCCCAATCAACGACACCTTCAGTGCCTTGCTCTCTTGGTGTGTGGGTTACCTCTTCGGGGCCACTAGATGGAGCTTGGGTTACTTCGGCTTGTCTTAAATCATTATCTTGTATAGCGCTATTGACATTGTCTTCCAGCGCTTCAAAGAAATCACCAGAGGCGCCAATTGATTCTGGGTTACCTCTTTCTTGATTATCTTCAGTCATAATCTCTCCTTTATGTTATTCCTAATAATTTAGGAAGTTTTAGTATTATCTTGCAAGCTATTTATTACACTTTTTATTTGCAAGTCTAATTCTTTTGATTTGGTCTTAATGTCAGCCTGGGCTTGCTTTTGATTACCAGCTGCCTGATCTGCCATTCTATTTCTTAAAAGTTTTTGTTTGGCTTGAGTTTCAAGATACTCTTTCTCTGTTCTGCTTTCAGTTTGATTCTTTTTCTTATCAATCTCCATTTCAGCTTGCATAACTTTCCCTTTAATACCTGCTTGAACCAATTGCCGTTCGAGAGTCTCAATAGTGCCCTCCTTATCTTTCAATTGCTCTTCCATACCTGATACCTGTCCTTGTAATTGTGCTAATTGACTTTTTCTTTCTGCTATTAACTCTTTATCTTTAATATCAGTTTCAGCGAGCACTGCTAAATCATCTATAATGCCAAGTTGCATCATATCTTTAAGTTCAGCTAAATATGCCCATCTATTAAGCGGAAGAGTAGATCCAGTAATAACACGCACATCAAATCTAGCCACCTCATAATCCATAAATCTACCTATAGCCTCACCAAAATCATTATACATAGGTACATTAATTTGAACTTCTTTATCTTGCTGTAATGCACTGGGCTGAACTATTCTAAATACTTTATGTGCTGTATACACAGATTGTGAAAATTGTTTAATAATCTCTCCAAGTTGTCTCAGACCAGGTTCTATAGCATTCTTCATCCATTGCTTTACACGCCTAGTACCATATTCATCCATAGCCAGCATACCACGATAAGTATCATGTTGTTGACCAGTATCACCCTGCATAGAAGAATAAATGCCAGCCAAATACTCCATATCTGTTTTTCCCTCCTGTACTATCTGAAAAAATGCATTAGATAGAGGAGCTGGTTGTACTGGAGTTGGAGGCTGTGCCCCAGGACGCATTGGCAACAATGCACCAGGAGAAGAAGAATACTTCTCCCAATAATCTGTATCAATAGCGCCTTCTTCATGTAGCCATCTAAGACTACTGCCAAGAGAGGCATTATGAACCATAAGTTGATGTGACTTGTTTATCTCTCTCTGCTTACCTATAAGAGGTGAAACTGCAGAGATTGGATATGGTGTACCTGTCCATTTATAATGAAATGGAACAATAGGGTACTCAGTGATATTTTCAGGTAAGAAGATATCGTATAGAGTCACATCACCTGCAACACAAACCTTCCGTATTCTATCTCCATGAAAACGTATAGCTTCTTGTAATATATTAGCAAAAGAAGGATCTTTTTCCAATATATCATATTCTTTTTCAGTAACAACTTTATTATCTACTTGAGTTGCTCTTTGTATAAGATCGTTCATCATTTGGGTTTTTTGCATCTCAATTTCTTCACCCATACGCTTTGTAGCCTTTTCCATCTCAAGTTGCATTCTCTCAGGTAGCATTTCTCCTGCCTCTACAGCTTCTTGCAATTCTTTCTGCTGTTCCATGATCTGAACCTGCATTTCTGCTGCAACATCCTGTATTTGAGTATTAACAGTATTCTGTATCTCTTTTATCTGATCTTCCGTAGGAGGAATGCGATAAAATACATTCATATAAGCTATTTTAGTTTTTTCATACATTTCAAAGTATTCTAAGAGCCTATCTGTATCTCCGGTTTCAGGATCAACTGAATCAGCCTCAACAACATCTTTATAGCCAAAATCTTTCTGATAAGTATTAAAAGCTTTTTCTGTATAACTATAATCATTATTCTCACTAGATCCAGCTTTCTTAATTTTTGCTTTCTTATCTGGGAATAGTTTTATAAGCTGAGCCAATGGTAATACCTTGCGAATCATAATAAAACTAGCATCCCTAAATAACATATCTCTACTCTTGGGATCTACATAAATATCAAATGGTTCTGGCTGTTCAAGCCTAACTTCTCCCATGCCTCTATCAGCATCCGGATCAACAACAACATGCATCCAGCCCACACTTTTTGTTATACTATCATTAACAGCATTAGCATACAAAGTACTTCCTTTAGATAAACTCCAAATATATTCTGCCATATCAGAAAATACTGCTGCCACTTTAGAATCAGATCCCTCGACTGCTACGGCTTGCCATCTAGGGTTATTGGCAGTAGCATAAAAGTTTAACATTTCCACTACAGGAGCTATTCTATTGATTGTAAAGGTAGGCATACCTTGATCTTCAAGATCCTGTGTCTCTTTAGCAGTAAGCTGATTATCATTAGAAAAATCGAATGCTTTCTGGTTAATATACTCCCATTGCACTC